TGGATAATATCCGCTAGACATCCCTCCTCCATTAGAAGGTAATTAGCCTTCTAATGAATCCCAAGCCATGCGCAAGCGCAGAGGGCCCTTCGATGCTGTGTACCCAAGTCGATCTCCCTGGATAGGGATATCAGAGTTGGTTTCAGTAAAGTACTGAAGCAGCATAGAATCCTTCAAGCTTGGCACCCGGGAGGCTGTAGGATTTAACCTACAACACCGGAATTCGGCTCGGCACAACCTATGATTCCATCTATACTTTAGGTGGTCATTCATAGGAGTACCAAACGTACGCCAACCAAGAAGACCCGAATCGAGCGCTACATTAGGAAAGACATAATGTCTTAACTTCTGGACTGCACTCCTAACATAAGCTGAAGCTTTGAACCAACCTCCCAAAAGAAGGTTATTCGCTACTTCAACCGATGAAAGAATCGATTCAGGTTTGGACAACGATGGATACCTAAGGATGTTTACTTTGGAAACTATGTTTCCATCATAAGCATCCATACCGCAAGATTCTCTGAAGTTTCCAACTCCAAAGGTCTTAGCTGTATTAACCTTCAGTCCGAAGGCTTTTAGTATATCCATAGTCTCAACCCATGAGTCAATAGGGACAACAATATCATCCCCAAAGACTTGGACCTCACGATCCGCAATACGACGTATATTCGCAATCGTTACCTTCTGCTGTCTCGTTACGAGAACAGCTGAGATGGCGATAATCGTGAATAGAATCGTTTGTACTGGGAAGGTGACTGCTGAACCCATAGTTGAAAATTTCCTAAGTTTGTGAAGCTTTGGAGATTTCAAGTCGATATCCTGTCGGATATATCGCGTTCGCGATGCTTTTAAGGCATTTAGAAGCGATGGAGAGCGTCTAAATAGACGCTCCACCACCCAACAAGATATACGGTCAGACGCAGACGACAAATCAATTGTCGCATGCGCTCTCGTATGGGAAGCCTCTAGTGCTAATACCTGGTTACGAGTTTGATCCTCGAAAGAAATCGAACCGGCAATCGGAGTCTTAGCAATAGAACGCATGAGAAAATCCCTAATCGATTGTTGGCACCATTGATGTGCAGTAGGCTCAGAGGCAATAAGCCTAGGAGCCCTGAACGTCTTTGGAACAGCTATCAATTTGGAAGCGACCTCACTATTGAAATATGGTGAAAAGTCGCTATCATGCGCGACCGCGTCTGCCCATAACGCATTATTCGCGAAAGCGAAGTCAGCGTACGGAAAGATTTGGTCAAGCCTACTCGGCCAACCGGGAAAGTCGTATTTAAAGCGACGATCTGATCGGCTGTCCGAGACGGCACCAGGCCCGTGACGAGTCTTCCATTCGAGGGGGTCGAACCCCCCGAGAAATGATACAACAATGTCAGCTACTAATTGAGTAGTTTTCAAAGTTGTATCATCAATGGAAGAGGTGTCCTCAACTAAGCCAAACTCTGGCTCGGAAAAGGATGAAATTCCATTCCTGTTAAGATCAACAAAATGAAGATCCATAGGATTAGGAAAATCAGGCTCAACGCTTTCCCAAGAATGGGTTGGCGGAAGAACCTCACCATCAACAACATAAAATTCCTGGACACTTTCAAAAGTCCTTGAATTTGGGCACTCAATTTTAAAGTTCTTAAAGCATAACACAATTTGCCTAAGAAACCGAATTGAGTCCACACATGGTGTTGGTCTCATCTCTCCACTTCTGTTGAAAACGCGAAGAAGTAGCCCCTTGAAAAGTCTAGGGATTACAACTCCTCTCCGATAAGGGCCAAAATGGCACAAATTGGAAGAGATTAGGCGTCCATCCGCTAAGCACCTGTCAAGGTGTTTTGCGAATTGCACCATAGTATCCAAGATAAATGTGATACCATGGGATTCGACAGCTGAGAGCAAGCGCTTGTAATCACGCTCACAATCAGTGCGAAGACACGGATTGTACTCTGCAATGTCACTTAACATTGCATCGTATAGTCCTAGGAACCAACGTTCATAGCTCTTAGTATCAACCATTGGACTTCTCCATTGAATTGAATCTATGAGCTCGGCGTTGTTCTCGATACCTCCCTTCCTCAATAAAGAGGAGATTGGTACCCCCCACTGCAGAGAAGGAAGTCTAAGACTCCCAACCAAGCAGTTTCGCCGCGATGCCACCAGCTTTTACCATGTAAAAGCTCATAGCTTCGCTGACATCAATGATGTCAGACTGAGTGCCATCAGGGTCATTTCTGACCGTAAAGATGACTTCAGACGTCGAACCAGAAGGAATCGCTTCAGTCGGTTTCACATAGCGAGTGAAAGTCACGGTGTGACGATCAAACGCCTGAGATCCCGATCGAACGCTGTCGCGAGAATGCCGCACTTTCGCGCGGTATGTCACGAGAGTATCGTCCAGAAAATATTCGGACGAATATCCATCCTGGTTAATCAGGGGTAGTGTCTTGGCGGTTCCACCGGAACCATCAAGGGTTACAACGAGAGTGCTTCCGAGCATGGTTAGCTCCTTTCCTTAGAGTGTACTAGCGTTCAGCGAAATCGCTGGACCGCTAACGCACCTAAGGTTAGCAGTCTACCACCGTCTAAATACGGCGGATAAGCGCTGATGGAGGCTTTGGAGACAACAAAACGATCTTTCGTGTCTCTAACAATCGTCCCGTCACCACCAGTCATCCAAGATGACTGGGAAGTGACTTTCATGTCGCGGTGGTGATCACCATGTTGCATTATGCATACATCAGAGTGATCACAAGGAATAGTGTTCCCATGTGCAAGCACAAAAGAACGAACATTCGTACACCACCCAAGCAGCCAAGTCCAAGGGATTAAATCCCATGAGCTTGCGAAAGATCCGGAGGCAGTTGCCCCCAGAACGATCCGCTTGGCCAACGCAAGTTGTTGGGCATGATTAGGGTAAAACTCTGGAGCTATGCTCGGTTTCCACCGAACTGTGCCCCAGAACTCATAAGTAGTATGAGAAATCTGCTTACAAGTGAGGCTACCTTTAGCGCCTGAAGCAACAAAATTAGTTGATTCAGACGTACCGGTATATTTACCCAGACGAAGACGACGTTTCAATCCCGAGGCTGTAAACAGTCGATCAAGCTCATTGTTCCTTCGATCAATGTACTTGAAAACATCGAGTGTTTTAACAAAATCCTCCACAAGAGGGAGCCAACCAAACTTGGCAGCAAGGTACCCATTCGCAGCGCGATTGGGAGAAACCCTGAAACCTTGTTTAAGTTGGTCACCTATGTGTCGGATAAGCTTTGGGATTTCGTATATGTCCTGAATAATCTGACCAGGGACAAAGTCGGGTCTTGACGGATTACTCCGCGCAAGAACGTCAGTTGCCATGACAGAAGATGAGGGATATACGACAGGAGCGCCAGAGTTGATGAGTGCTGCATCCGATTCGTATTTACCGATCGGATAATCAATCAGCCTCACCCAAGTATCCGCACCCTCTTCACCGGTAGAACCGTTGCAGAGGGTGATCCCACTTTTATCCCAATGTTTCAGGGTGAGAGTGGAATCAACGACAGGACTGCCGACTTTATCTGTACAGGTAGAACCCTGAACATCATAATCGGCGGCATTCCTGCCGAACGGAACTCCGTTGACGGCACCATAATGGTAGCCTTCACCGAAGGGCACACTGTGTGTGCGTACCCTACTTTGACGCGACAAGGAAATTCCTCCATATTTGTGGGTGCAACATTGCAAACAAGCTATTACACTTGCTCGAGACCCCCCCGGAATGGGGGGG